ACTATAAAATTAACTCTTGGATTATTTAGTTTTTAGAGGGTCTTATGACTCCACCAGTTCTGTTAAAGTCCATCCGTGACTTTGGGATCATCCCGACCAGTAGTGACAGACACATTGTCTTTTATATAGCAAGGAACACCATCTGGATCTAACCATTTAGTGTATTCAAAGTCATCCATAGCAGTCAAGAGTTGCATCTGGTTATCAAGGAGGTACATATCACTATATCTCTTTGACCAAGTGTTTGCTTTTTGAATGCGATAATCTGGCATACCATTGATTTCCAATGTACCATACTCAACATAACGATACGGGAAACGCTCTAGAAGAACCTTCACGATACCTCCACAGACTCAAGATCGACAGCGATTTGCTCCATCAAAATATCATAGTCGTCAAGAGCATCGCCGGAGAAAACAACACCATTATTTTCATAATAACGACGGACCTTTTTGAGAAGTTTCGGATTCTTCACATCCAGGAAGAAGTCACCGTTTACGGCACCGCGAAGAGTGCTAATGTCTTTCTTGAACTTACTAGTCAGTGTCATTGTTTTGTTTGTTGACCTTAGTATTATAAGGGTTAGACAGGGTTTCTGTCAATAGAGGATGCGAGGATCGAACTCGCCTTAGGCAAATTATGAGTTTGCTGCATTCACCAGATTGCTAATCCTCCAAGGTAGGACTGCTGGGAGTTGAACCCAGGTCACACCGTTATAAGCAGTGGGCCTTAACCGTTAGGCGACAGTCCCTCAGGATCCTTCGTTATTGTTTTCTGTGTATATTCGTATGAGTTCCTCATCTGCAGGAACCATTACTGCTTTATGTTTTCCGTTTGTTATTCCTATTGACTCACCATTCTCAACCTTTGAAATCAGTTCTTCCCAATTTTTTTGCCAATATTCCACTGAGTAAAATTTCATAGTTGCATTATGTATAATGAAATTTTGTGGCAAGTTCCTATCGCCGCTACTCCTGAACCCGCCAAAGGGGAGCACCGCAGTTGATCTCTCAACCTTCAAATTATACTACTCAAAATTTACTCTGTCAATTATTTTGCAAGATATCTCTAAAATAAAAATCAACCTGAGTTAAACTTCCAGTTGGTGGTTGAATATCATTCTTTGCCCATCTATCACATAGACTAGACATCTTTAACGTGATACCTTTTGGTCCATACATTCTTGCAAATGAGGACATTGCAAAATTAAATCTATTTTTATACTTCTTTTCCATGATCCAAATGTATCTCCGTATTATGAATTTTTGCTATTCCTATGACCGGAACTACTATTAAAGCATAGCACAAAATAAAGAGAAACACATCGTTCTCCATGAGAGTTCTAACTACTGCTAACATTTTGCTTACCACACAAAAAGATAGAGACAACTGCAGAAAAATAATGCAGTCATCTCTATCTATTAAAATCCTGATGAGTTCTTATACTTATAACAGGAAGTCCTAACAATACATTTATTTGCCCCTATACCTTACTGGCCATGTCAAATGCATACCAGTAACAAGCAAAAAAATGAAAGCAAATACAAACAAAGAACTCATAACTTAAACTCTACCAACTAAAGACAGAACTCCATGAGAATAAAAAATCAAGAGAATACCTCCAAGAATAGCACTGATAACAGCAGCAGTTTTATTGTGTTTGTCAATTGCTTTGTCAATCATTTCCTGACACTCTTTTTTAGATACAAAGTGTTCAGGTTTGATCTCATCCATCCTGTGAGACATTTGATTTTCTATCAAGTGGGTCCGGTTGCCCTCCTACTATAGCACAAGCACGTACATAAAAGTAGTTGTCTGTTGTACCGTTTTTTTCAAACTTTTCTTTAATGATTGCCCAGTTTTGTAATTCGTCGGGATGCATGGTAGAAAGAAAGTGTCTACAACACTATTTAATGTAGCAATATGCTACACTAATACTAACTATGTGCATATCTTAACGGAAGCGACTGGATTTGAACCAGTGGTGCCTGTGAAGACACGTCAGTTTTCAAGACTGATGCAATAAACCGCTCTGCCACGCTTCCAATTTATCGGACATCAAAGTCCAATCTACGAACCTTACGTCTGCGTCTTTCTTCCTGATAGATGAGTTCTTGACTAGAGAAATGACTATCAATCTTTCTCTCTACATTATTGGTTACCATCACAACTTTATCTAAGTCTTTGGCACCAATCTTGCTATCCACAATACTCATTTGATTGGGACATCCGCAGAACTGAACTTTGCTAGTGCTTGTTAGTTCTGTTCTACACTCTTTGCATCTGATAGTAATCATTAGGCATACATTGAATTCGACATGGGCGAAGAGGGGATCGAACCCCCGACAACTTGAATGTAAATCAAGTGTTCTACCTCTGAACTATTCGCCCAACTCCCCCGGCAGGAATCGAACCTGCAGTCCTACGATTAACAGTCGTTTGCATTACCGTTATGCTACAGAGGATTATTATACTCTTTATTTGTCTTGAAGTAGAGTTTATAATATCTCTTCTTCATTTCATTAAGAGTGTCCATATCATCTCGAAACCCCATATATTTACATAGTTGGGAAGACCCTTCCAACTCACTAATTAATCTTAGTATATTGACAGGGTGTCTTTCAAGTCCTCCAAAATCATATTGTGACATAATAATAGTTTGGAGAAAGCGGGTGATCGGGTTCGAACCGACGACATTCAGCTTGGAAGGCTGACGTTCTACCACTGAACTACACCCGCATATGAATGGGCCTTACATGGAAGAGGAGGTGGTGGTGGTCTCTTCCAATGCCCAGCGACTCAAGTAGGATTCGAACCTACGACCGACTCTTTAGAAGAGAGTTGCTCTATCCTGCTGAGCTATTGAGTCATACATTTAGTCGTTGATAAAAGTGTGTTTCTCTGTGACAGTTAGCACATAGTATAGCACATTTATCTAGTTCTGTCAAGAGTCTCTTTTCGCCCCATAGTCTCATCTTGTTCCAACTTGCATCTTTTTTAGACGGGTCAAGATGGTGAAACTCTAAAACATCGGGGCATTTATCATAACCACAACTCTCACACTTACCCCCTTTATACTCAATAGCAAAGAGTTTTCTATCTCTCCATCTTTGAATACAATAGGAGTTAAAGTGTGCTTTCTCTTCAACAGTCATTAACTTATATGCTTTACCCATAGATTAGACTAAATCATTCTAATCTATTTAGTATAACATATATTTTAACCCCTCTCAACACCGTCGTTGTTTTGAACAAAGTCATCATACTGTTTTTCTGTGATTTCGTCAAGTGATACAACTTCTAAATCTTCTTTAGGATCGAACCACTCATCAAACTCTTCCATGATTGCCATTTGATCGTAGATTCGGTCTACTCCCTTACCATTGTACTCTTGGACTTTACCAATTGCCCATTCACGAACTTCTGATACAATTTCTTCAGTCTCCATCATAATAGTCTTTTCGGAAGTACCTGCTGAGGATGTTACTATTGTAGTAGGCAGGTCCTCCTGTGTCAAGTGATTCAGTGAGGACTCCGTGGATGAAGAGTTGTCTTGTTTCTTCAAAGTTTGTTTTGCCACCTGTTTTATGTAAAGACAAGATAGTTCTACTAAAATTTTGTCTACCCAATAGTTCAATGTCTTTTTTAAGTTCCGGACAAGACCCATAATACTTTTTCCAATCAGATTCGGATTTTACTTTTCGTTTCTTTCCTTTAGGCGTTCTATGCTGCCAAAAATACTTTCGCCCAATGTACTGTCGTTGGTTGGTGAGATTGGTAATGTTATAAACAAAACCATAGTAGTCGTGAACATCGTCACTAGTAAAAGGTCTCTCCAAATAGATCCATGGGTTTTCATAGTCAATATCGATACTCATCAATAATGTCCAATACCTTATTCAGGTATTTATCTGCTATGTGAGTAATTCCTTGACTATAAGGTTCATTCCCAAGTTCATCTTTAAGTTTGAGAACTCTGACTTTGAATTCATCTTTCTTCAATTCATTCTTAGGCATGATTACTCACAAAGTTTCTTTCCCTATTTAAGCACATTTCAAAGTTGGAAACCACTGAATGTGTCCTTTTTCACATCTTGCTTGATTCCACCAACCACATAGGACTCCACCTCAGTCTCCTGTGGTGCCACCTGAAGACCCTTAGAAGAGATCCAGTGCTGTGTCCAAGGTAATGGGTTGTTGCTTGCTGCAATGTCATACTGAGGTCTTAGACCAATTGCCTTGAGACGGCGATTGGCAATCCACTCAACATACTGTTGAAGTAGTTTATCGTTCAGACCAATCATAGATCCATCCTTGAACAGATAGTCTGCCCAACGTTTCTCTTCATTCACAGCACGATCAAATGCCTTATAAGTCCACTCTTCCTCTTCCTTCATGATCTGCTTCATTTCGGGGTCGTCCCCTGCTTTCCACTTGTTGAGGATATTTTGAGTAATTGCAAGATGCTGATTTTCATCTCGTGCGATAAGAGAGATGATTTTAGCGGATCCTTCCATAAGCTTGAGTTCACCAAACGCAAACGAGCAAGCAAAGGAGACATAGAACCGTATACCTTCCAGAATGTTGACGTTTGCCACGGCTCTGTAGAGTTTTCTTTTGAGTTCATACTTTCCTTCTAATGCTGTAGGAACTTGTTCCAATGCATGTTGCCAATCATTAGAGTTGTCATACTGATGAGCACTACCAATGAAATCATCATAGGCTTCAGTAACACTACTGGCACGTTCCAAGATGCGTTTGTCCGTCACAATCTTATCAAAGACCTCTGAGGGGTCGCTGTAGACGTTCTTGATGATATATGTGTATGATCGACTATGGATCATCTCCATGAACCCCCAGACCTCCATACATGCTTCTAGTTCAGGTAAGGAGCAGTAAGGAATAAATGCCATACCAGGACCACGACCCTGAATGGAGTCAAGCATGATTTGATACTTCAGATTAGAAGTATAAATGTGCTTTTG